GCTCCACCAGTAGCTGAGAAAACAATCACTTGCGATGACCTATTAATCTCAAGTGCATTCGTATATGAGTTAGATGAGACTCTGGCTCACTATGATTTAAGGGGAGAAATCTCTCGTAAGATTGGTTATGCATTAGCCGAAAATTATGATAGAAAAATCTTCCGTAAAATCACACAAGCTGCACGTACTGCATCACCAATCACGAAGGCTAACTTCGTAGAACCAGGTGGAACACAGATTCGTGTAGGTGATGCTGGTTCTCCAGCAAAATCTGAAGGTCTCGATCCAAACCACCTAGTAAACGCCTTCTATGATGCAGCATCTGCACTAGATGAAAAGGGTGTTAGCTCTGATGGAAGAGTCGCTGTACTATCTCCAAGACAGTACTACGAACTAATCAGAGGACTTGACGGTTCTGGAATCGGTGCTTATCTTGTTAACCGTGACGAGCAAGGAGATGCCCTACAATCAGGTAAGGGTGTGTTCGAGATCGCTGGAATCAAGATTTATAAATCCATGAATGTCCCTCACTTCGGACAGTATGGTGTAAACTATTCTGAAACTTCTCTAACTTCTCCTGGTAATACAGGATCATTTGTTGAAGCTTCAATGGGTAACGAGCATAACGTTACTGTTAACAACTACGGTGAAGGATCTAAGTTCGCAAACTCTTGCGGATTAATCTTCCAACGTGAAGCAGTAGGTGTGGTCGAAGCAATTGGACCTCAAGTACAAATTACTTCAGGTGATGTTTCAGTAATTTACCAAGGTGACGTGATCCTTGGACGTCTTGCAATGGGTGTAGATACTCTTAATCCTGCTTCTGCAGTTGAGCTCTATGCTGGTGTTGCAAACGCTTCTGGTGCTTCACTAACAGGCTGGTAATAATACTTACAATTAACCAACATATAGGGGGGTCTTCGGACTCCCTTTTTTTTTTACATATAACTTATGGCTTCCACAACAATTGATACCGATACCGAACTATCCGCTGTAAATGCAATACTGGGAGCTATCGGTCAATCACCAGTAACAACAATAAATTATGATAATCCAGAAGTATCATTTATATATAATCTATTAAGAGATTCTAATGTAGATGTACAGTCTGAAGGATGGCATTTTAATACAGAAAAACATGTTCAATATCAAGCTGATTCTACTACTAATAAGATACCTATTGCTACAAATGTACTAAAGATAGATGTATCGGATGGCTGGGTAGCTAGACAATATGATGTAGTAATTAGAAATGGTAATTTATATGACAAGTTTGATCATACAGATGATTGGTCTGAACTATCATCTGATGGTATATATTTAGATGTTATTACTCTATATGAATTCGAGAAAATACCTACTGTATTTCAAAGATATATTATATATAGAGCATCAAGACAAGCAGCTACTCAACTTGTAGCTAACCCACAACTAACTCAACTCTTAGCAAATCAAGAATCACTTGCTAGAGCTTCTTTGTTAGAGTATGAATGCAATCAAGGTAATCCTACTATGTTTGGATTCCCAGAAGATAGTGTTTATACAACATATCAACCTTGGAGAAACCTTAGAAGATAATGGCTAGTGTTACTCAAACAGTACAATCTTATAATGGGGGTATATCTGAACAGCCAGATCAATTAAAACTCCCAGGACAAGTTGCAGATACAGAAAATTCTATACCAGATATTACCTATGGTTTATATAAAAGACCTGGTGCTACTAGAATAAGAACAGCTAAATTAGCTAATGTACAAGGTACTACTAGCACTAAGACTACACTATTTCATTATTATCGTGATGAAACTGAAGGCTCTTATATAGGCGAAGTAGCAACTGATGGTAAAATTAGAATGTGGTGTACGAAAGATATTTATAATGCAGGGGGTACTAAAGTAAACTCTGCTGGTGATGAGATATTTGTACACTATGCCGCAGTTAGTGGAGCATATACTCAGAGTAATTATAACTCAGGTACTGCTTCTCATACCTCGATTACAAATTATCTATCAGCTAGTAATACTGAAGACGTACAAGCTTTAACTATTAATGATAGTACATTTCTAAATAATAGAGATACAGTTGTAACTACAACAGGTACTACAGATAGTAGACCACATGCACACTCAGCATTTATAGACTTATTAAGAACCGAAAACGGGAGACAATATGCATTAAATATCCATGATCCTGCTCAGACTGGTACTACTAATAATTCTGTAGCTACACAAATAAAAATTAAAGCTGATAATTTAACTGAAGGTGCTGGTACTGGTAGATGTACAGGTATAGGTACACAAGTTTTTAGTGTCGATAGTGGTTCAAAGAAAAACTTAATATATCGTATTACTACTTTAGGTCAGCAAGGTAGGATGAGTGGTGATGGATCTAGTGATAGTCATTATGCATGTACATATAATAGAAATGTAGAGTTACTACATGGTGGAGAAGGTTGGGCAGATGGAGATGAAACTGGAAATATAAGTATGACAGCTTCCTCTAGTTCTTATACATATAATGTTGAAGTTGAAAAACATGAAACAATACCTGTTAGAGTTACTATTAATTCAGGAGCAAATGGTCTTATACGTCCTAGACCTACCCCATTTGACGCTGATACAGCTGTTACACCTGATACTATATTAGGTGGTATCATCTCTGAACTAAGTGGTACTGGACTTTCTTATCAAATTATAGGTAATGGTATTTATATATACTCTGATTCTCAAGCATTTAATGTAGAAGTAGTAGAAAGAGATTTGATGAGGGTCATGCAAGGAGAGGTTAATGATGTATCAGATTTACCTCAACAATGTAAACATGGTTATATAGTTAAAATATCTAATACTAGAAATTCAGAAGAAGACGATTATTATGTTAAATTTGTAGGAGAAAATAACACTGATGGTGTTGGTTCATGGCAAGAGTGTGCAGCTCCAGGTGTAGTAAAAAGTTTAAATGCTGCTACTATGCCTCATATCTTACAAAGACAAGCTATTAGTGGTACTAATCCTATAATATTTTTAGTCAAAGAATATTCATGGGCTGACAGAGAAGTAGGTGATGATGTAACTAATCCTAAACCTTCGTTTGCTGATGGATCATCTAAGATAAATAGAGTATTATTCTTTAGAAACAGATTAGTATTCTTATCAGGAGAGAATGTTATTACATCTAGAGCTGGAGGATTAAATAATTTCTGGCTTAACTCTGCTTTAACAGTTAGTGGATCTGATCCAGTAGATATATCTAGTTCTTCTACTTTTCCTTCAGAATTATTTGATGGAATAGAAACACCAGCTGGGCTATTATGTTTCAGTACAAACCAACAATTCTTACTAGCTTCAGATGATACTATATTTAATCCAGATACTGCTAAATTAAGAGCTATTGCTACTTATAATTATAATAAAGAATTACCTCCTATCAATATGGGTACTACTACTGGGTTCATAGATAACTCAGGTAAATATAGTAGATTCCAAGAAATGGCTAATATCAGCAGAGAAGGTAAACCTGATATTGTAGAAGCTAGTAAACTAGTACCATCTCTATTACCTAATAGCATTGATATAGTTACAAACTCTAGAGAGAATGGGCTTGTTATGTTTGGTAAGCATAATACTGATACAGTATATGGTTTTAAATACTTTAACCAAGCCGATCAAAGACAACAATCTGCATGGTTTAAGTGGAAACATAATGTACCTATTAAATACCATTTCATAGTTGATGATACTTATTACTTCTTAGATAAAGATAATTTCTTACAAAGTATAAATCTATTACAAGCTGCTGCTGATCCTTCAATAGATCAAGATAGTGTTAATTACCTATTACATCTAGATAATCATGTAGAGATCGAAGGAGGTGTGTTTGATTCAACTACACATTTAACTACATTTACTCATGGAAGTAATAGTTGTGTATTTAATTGGCAATCAGATGTAAGTACAAACCCAGTACCTAACGGTAAGCTTATTGTTGTTGATTCTAACTCTGCTACAGCTAGAGAAGGTAGATATGCTGAAGTAACTGTTACATCTGCAGGTGCTACATTCACTGTACCTGGAGATTGGTCTAGTGCTACAGTACATATAGGTTATCTATATGAATATAACGTAAAGTTCCCTAGATTATATGTAGGGCAACAGGTAGGACAACAATTTAAATCTGATATTAATTCCTCCTTAGTAGTACATAGATTAAAGTTAGCTTTTGGTAAAATAGGTCTATATGCTACTACTTTAGAAAGAGTAGGTAAATCAGATTATACTGAGGTATATGAATCTACTACTATGGATGAATATCTAACAGCTGATGCACCATACTTAGATGAACATGTGCAGACTGTTCCAGTATATGAAAAGAATAGTAATGTAGATATAACTGTTAAATCATCTCACCCAGCTCCTGCTACTCTAAGATCAATGTCTTGGGAAGGAGATTATTCACCTAAATATTATAGACGTGTCTAAATACATACACCCAATTACACTGGAGGCTGCCTTAGAGGTGGCCTCTAACTTACGCCCAGAAGACCGTAGAGAGGTCGAAGAAGGCCACGGGAATGATCCTATAGATTATGCCCATTGGATAGCTGCAGAGGCTACTGCGGTGTGGTTTGAAGTGCCTAACGGCAAGACTGCTGGTATGGCTGGAGTTGGACCACAAGGAGAAGTCTGGATGCTATGTACACCTGCAATCCATGATTACCCGATTACATTTGCTAGAGAATCTAAAAGGTTTATTGAAGGTCGATCTGAACCTTTACTCTGGAATGTAGTTGACTGTCGTAATACTATTCACCTAAAACTATTAAAATTTTTGGGCTTTAAATTTTTGCGAAAAATTCCTTTCGGCCCAAACAAATTACCCTTTATTGAATTTTGCCGTGTGTCAAGATCCTAACGCTGGAGCGAGAGCCGCTGCCAAAGAGCGTAACAATCAGAAAATAGCTAACTATAAATCTAATGCTGTAAAGTATTGGAATAAAGAAGCTATCTACGATAAAAAAAGAAAATTCATCAACGGTATGGGGAGATCCAGAGCAATCGGAGATTTCCAAACTAAAATGGCTTTAGCTCAAGGTCAATCATTTCTAGGTAAAGAACAAATAGCAAGAGATTATCTACAAAAATCACATGTAGATGAAGGAGGTGGTTCTAGAACTGCAGGTAGAAATAAATTATTAAATATGCTATCTAAAAAATCAGATATAGAAACTAAGATGAATAAGATGGCAAGTATTGGTGAAGCGTCTTTCTTAACTAGATTAGATAGAAGAACTGATTCTCTACTTGCTCAAAATAAAGCTAAATTAGGCTTACCTCCTGAGTTTGGACCTCCTACTATGATGCCTCCAAGAGATACATTTGGTATGATAGTGAGTGGCTTACAGACTGGATTAGGTATAGCCAGCAGCGTAGCTGTTCTTGCTGCATCTGACTTACGATTAAAACGTGACGTAGAGATTGTAGGTAAATCACCTCAAGGATATAAAATATATGAATATGCTTATGCTGGTAATCCTATTAAACGCTTCCGTGGAGTTATGGCTCAAGATGTTATGAAAAAAAATCCTATGGCTGTTCACATTAATGAACGTGGATTCTTCCATGTTGATTATAGTAAAGTTGATGTAGACTTCGAGGAGGTGAACTAATGGAACAAGATTATGATTATACACAAGGTTTATCAGAGACTAATTATTTAGAATTAAAAAGTGATCCTGCAGAAGCTACTAATGCTGCTATTGAAGAATACCAAAAAGCTTTAAATAGTGAATTCGCTGCTCGTATTCAAGAAGCAAGTCGTGCAGCTACACAGAGATCTAAGAGATTCCAACAAGTTGCTCAATTACTTGGTACTGCTGCTAAATTTAAACAGCAAGTAGCTGAATATAAAGATGTAAATGCTCAAATAGAAGCTCAAGGTTTAGATAAAGAATCACTTAGAGAAGCAGAAGAAGCACTTAAAAAACAAAAAGCACTTGAGTTGAAACAGCAAATAGATGTAGATAAAGAAGACGGTAAGTTACAAAGTCAAAAAGATAATACATTAGATGATACTACAAGTACTGCAGCTGAAAAAAATGTTGCTATTAATATTACAACAGAGGGAGAATTTAAAGAAGCAGCAGTTAATAACCTCCATGCTTTAAAAGAAAAAAGTGTAGGATTAATACAAACACAAAAAGATCATAAAGAAACAAGTTTATCTTTTATAGTAAATTTACCTGAAGAAAAGAAAAAAGAATATTCTGTCGATGGAAAATTTGTAGGTATATCTTATATAGATGCTATTAAGAATGAAGATTGGGAATTAGCAAGGAAACTTAAAAACCATCATAATGCAACTAACTTTATAATGAGTGGTTATAAAGGTAGATCTCGTGAAGAGATGTTAAAATTAGCACAAACCTATCAAAAAGAATGGAATCTTATAAGAGATACACAGGTTCGTATTAAACAAAATGAAGATGAGAAGTTATATAAAGAAACTCAGATTCATAATACAAATATAGGTGTTAAAGAAAGTGGTATAGAATATATTATGGGTACAAAAGAGAACCCAGAATCTGGATTCCTGGCTCGACATTCAAAAGAACCAGAAACTATGGGAACTGCTGTAAATAAATTAGTAGATCGTTTAACCAAAGGAATAGAAGATTCAACCATAAGTTCTTCTGATATAAAGGCATTAAGAGAGGGAGAATTTACACCTAAAGGTGGTGGTAAACCAGTTAAATTAGCAGATTCTAATAATAAAGAATTTAAAAGATTAGATGCCGAACTCGCTAAACTAGAAAGAAAAGCATCAAAGGAAGAGATAGAAATAAAAGAAGACGAAACGCAAATAAAACTCAATCAAAGAATTACAGAGTTAGAGAAAATATCGTCAACTTTACAAGAACATGAACTACAAACTAAAGTAGCTCAAATTGCAACAGAACTAAACATACCTTGGAGTGATAAAAGATTAGATCCTTTAAAAAATCTAATGAGTGGTGACGATCAAAACGATCTTGATGTGATGGAGTCGATGAGACAAGATATGAAGAATAATTTACCACTTGGTAATTGGGAGAAGAGACTGAGACAGATTAAAGATAAATCAGTAAGAGACGAGTTTACAAAAGAAGTTAAAGAATATGCAGATAATGGTGCTAAAGATAAGCAAGTTACCAAATTTAGAGGAGATATAGGTCCATTAGTAGGTGAAATATTACAAGAACAAGGTAAAACCCCAGGTACTCGTAGCGATACTTATAACACCACTATGGATAATCTAGAGGCAGAGTATAAGGTTGCATATAGAAAACATGCTAAAGTAGCAGGATCAGATGACGAAGCTCATCTATTAGCTTTAGATGAACTTAGAACTAAGTATAAGGCAAGTCCTGAATCATATAGTAAGTTTAGAGGACCAAAAATTGATACAGATTATGTAGGTGACTTAGCAGTTGCTACAGCTTATATAGGGAAAGATAAGGAAGTAGCATTAAATAGTAAAGAGTTTTACCCTGGAGAAGAGAAGTATCTACAACAAGAAGCTAAGAATCTAGAAGGTAAAGGAGAGGTAACTGGTTATTATCTTCAATTACAAAAACATTACCCACATCTTTCAAGGAGAGAATTAGTACAAATAAGACTAGCTGCTACTCAAGGTAATGAAGGAAAAGAAGTTGACTTTAAGTTACCAGAAAGAGATCTACCGGATACAGACGATCAAAAAGCATTACTAGATAGTAATAAAGTTTCACCTGCCAGAACATTAAAGGTATTAACTAAAGAAGAGAACTATGCTAAAGTTTTAGCTATGACTAAGAAAGGTGGTAAGTTTGCTAGTACAAATAGATTAGTATTACCAGGAGGTGAAGGTCTTAATCCTTTAGCAGACACACCTTTAGAAAAGAGAGGTATTAATAAACCACTCGATCAGTTAACTTTAAATGAAATAAATGAGTTAGTAACTAATGATTATTGGGGAAGAGCTGAATTTGGTCTTTATGGTATTAAAGGTAGCGAATTAAAACTACTTTTAGAAACTGTAGATCCAGAGGATAGAGATCGTGTATTTGATGAGGATTTCCAAAATGAATTATTAGTACGTACTTTAAGAATGAAAGCTTATGATAGGACTTCTTTAAGTAATAACAAAGAACAAAAAATGAGTTTTTCAAGTCTACGTGATAGAGATCATTTCAAAAAGATTGTAGAGATGTTACCTGATGACCAAGAAAAGTTATTCTTTAATTCACCATTTAATCAATTAGACGCTCTTTTACCAGGAGTACAAACAGAAGTTACTAATCAGTTACCAGGATGGTTCCCACTTGATCCACTTGGAGGACTTCAGAGAGGTGTAACAAGTAGATTTCAACAGGTTTCTACAGATGTACAAGAACGAGTTCGAGCTATTAAGGAGGCACGACAGAAGAAGAAAGAAGAAGCCGCATTGTATGACATTGACAATTAATTACTAAGGTAATATGGACCCAGAAATAGAAATCGATCTTCCCGAAGCAGATATTGATCCTCTTATTCAAGAGGATTTACAAGATTTTTCAGATCTTCTAGAAGTTGATGATGCTCAAGAAGCAACACAAGTTCAAGAACAAGAGCAAATACAATCTGACCAACAAGAAGCTGCTGAATTAGAAGATCCAAGAGAAAAGGGGATGTGGAATGCTAAGGCAATTATCAAAGAAGGTCAATCCATACTAACTGGTGGCATTCAAGATACCGCTTCCTCTATAGCTACGTTCCCAGAACGTACAGCTGATGTTTTATCAGGTGAAAGACAACAAGAAATCAGAGAAACAGGTGAGTATACACCAGAATGGGATCCTTTTAAATCTTATTCAAACCCAATTATAACCAGAACTTGGTGGGGTAAAATAGCTAGAGGTGTAGTTCATTTCGGTACGATGGCTGCAGGTATTGTAGCTGCTGTCAAAGCCGCACCTGTTACAGTCCCAGCTGCTCTCAAAAGTGTAAAAGGCTATAGTCTTATACGAGCTGCTGGTATAGGTGCAACGTCTGATTTAATATCTCAAGAATCAGACGGACATAACGCACTAGGTATGTTAAGAGAACGTTATGGTTTTATTGATACTCCAATAAGTACACGAGATACTGACCATCCTATCATGATGAAATTAAAAAACATCACTGAAGGTATGGGTATAGGTTTAGTGTTTGACGGTGCCTTTATGTTATTAGGTAAAGGTTCTAAGAAAGCACGAGCTTTCGTTAATAATAGAGGAGAAAGTGTAGATCTCAATACCCTTAGAAAAGGTATTCAAGAGGTTAGACGTAATGAATTCGGATTCCGTGGTAGTAAAAATAAACCACAGGCAGAACCATGGCAAGGAGCACACTTATCTGAAGATGATCCATTCGTTGTATGGGAGAATCAGAAGAGAATCCATAAAGAATGGGGTGCAGAAGACGGTTCAGCTGGTAATATAACTACTAATATACAGAAAGAACGTATAGCTAGAGAAGCTAATATAGATCCTAGTTTAGTAGATGAAACATTACAAAAACTATTAAGTAGTGAAAGATACCAACAAGTATTAAAACAAGTTGGAGGTAGTAGAAGAAGACTAGTTGAAGTCTTTGGTGACTCTATCGCAGCTCATCAACGCATTACTCAAGGAAGAAATGCAGCTGAAATGTCAGCAGATGAGTATCTACAAGAGATATTTGAGTCCTCTGATATTTTTGATGCTGGTACTCCAGATCAAATAGCTACTATTACTAGTAAAAATGTAGTTGTAACGGACTTAGTAGTAGGTACTTTACTGCAACAATTAAGGGATTTAGGTATAGCAGGTAGAGAAATATCTGATTTTGCTGATCTTACAGATATAGATGCACCAGCAGATCAGATATTAGATACTATGTTAACAGCTTTAACTGAAACTAAGAGAGCTAGAATTGTTAAATCACAGAATTTTAGAGAATTAGGTGCAGGAAAACAACGTTATTTAAAAGAAACTCTCTCTGCAGACATGAAAGATACGAGAGAATCTATTCAATCTATCTTAAAAATAGCAGGTGATGCTGAAAAAGAAGGAGATGGAGACCTATTAATGGCTCTATTTGAAGCTTTCTCATCTATGAAGACAGTTAATTCTATTGATGACTTCGATGCTTGGGCTAGAAAGATGATTAAAGGTGGTGAAATTGAAGGTAAACCACAGACTGGAGCACTTATAAGAGAGCTTCAAGGTATGATGATCCATAGTATCCTTAGTGGCCCTAAGACAGCCATAAGAGCTATGATGGGTACTGCCAGTGCAACCTTCCTTAGACCCATCTCACAGACGATTGGAGCTACCTTACGGTTACCATTTACTGGTGATACTGTTACTTTAAGAGCAGGGTTAGCACAGTTAAATGCAATGGTACAATCTATTCCAGAATCATTCGATTTATTTAAAACTAGATTGAATTCATATTGGAGTGGTGATATAGCTACAGTTAAAACAAGATTTGCTGAATATACTAGAGGTGATGATAACTGGGAAGTACTTAGAAGATGGGTTGAAAGCCCTGAATCAGGTGCTACTGTAGGAGATAGAGTTTGGTTTAACTTAGCTAATATGGCTAGAAGTTTAAACAATAATAGATTCTTAACATATTCTACAAAACTTATGGCAGCAACTGATGATAGTTTTTCTTATATCTTAGGTAGAGCTAAGATGAGAGAAAAAGCTATGAGATCAGCTATGGATGCCGCAGATAATGGCAGTTTAAAAGCTTATACTGAAGTTACTCCTGAGTTAATCAGAGTATACGAAGAAGATTTCTATCGTCAAATATTTGATGGACAAGGTAATATTATAGATGATGCTACTAAATATGCTAAGAAAGAAGTAACACTAACCAAAGAATTAACAGGATTTGCTGGCGGTTTAAACCAAGTCTTTCAGGCTAACCCTTGGGCAAAACCTTTCTTTCTCTTTGCAAGAACAGGTGTTAATGGTTTAGAATTAACTGCTAAACATACACCAGGTTTAAATTTCTTAGTAAGAGAATTTAATGATATAGCAAAAACCACAGCTGATAATCTAGATGATGTAGCTAAATACGGTATTAAATCAGCCGAAGAATTAGCTAATGCTAAGGCATTACAAACAGGTAGATTAGCTATGGGTAGTGCTATGATATTTATGGCAGGTCAAGCATGGATGAGAGGTGACATAACAGGTAATGGACCAATTGATAGACAAAAACGACAAGTATGGATAGATGGCGGTTATAAACCAAGAACTATTTATCTAGGAGATGTTGGATTTAGTTATGATTCTATCGAACCGTTCAACCAAATTTTTTCTCTTGTTGCTGATATTGGCGATGCAAGTCAATTGATGGGTGAAGAATGGACAGAAGATAATTTATTAAAAGTATCTTTACTTCTAGCTCAAGGTATAACAAGTAAAACCTACTTAGCTGGTATGCAACAATTCGTCGATTTAGCTGCAGGTAAACCTGGACAAATTAATAGAATTGCAGCTGGATTAACTAATAATATAGTACCTCTAGCTGGTATCAGAAATGAATTAGGTAAAATATTTACACCATATACTCGTGAACTAAGTTCAGGTGTACAAGATGCTATTAGAAATAGAAACTTAATTACTGAACATATCGCTCAAAGAGAATTACCTATTAAATATGATATTTTAAATGGTAACCCTATTAAAGATTGGGATCCAATAACAAGGATGTGGAATGCTGCATCACCTATCTCATTCAATTTATCTCATAGCCCTGGTAGAAAACTTCTATTTGAAAGTGGATATGATTTAAGAACTTCAGTTTATTTCTCACCAGCACCATCCTCTTTAGATTTATCTGACCATCCAGAACTAAGATCTGCTTTCCAAAAGGCACTAGGAGATCAGAATCTAGAATTAGAATTAAATAAACTAGCTAGAAATCCTAAAATTTTAGAATCTATAGAAGAAATGGATAGAGATATTAAAATGGGTAATAGAGCTTTATATGAATCTAAAGATTATTACCATAATTATATGATAGGTAGATTGTTTGATAATGCAAGAAGAATAGCTTGGGCTAAAGTAGAACAGGAAAATGCAGAGATCTTACAACAATTAAAAGAAGAAAAACAAGTAAAGAAAAGCCGCCGTTATATTAAAGGTAAGACATCGGCTGGCATCGAACCCATTCTTTCAATATATAGATAACAAATGGCAACAACACAAACGTCAAAAGAATACGTAGGAACTGGGGATGGTGTAAACGGATCCGATCTTACTTGGACTTATACTTTCCAATCCTACCAAAAAGAAGACATAAAAGTTAAAGTTACTAACGCTACTTCAGATTTTGTAGATGTAACAAACTTTACTATACCTGATTGGACAGCTGCAGGTGGTACAATAACATTCGATAATACAACAGCTACTCCAAACAGTGATGTCTGTGAATCAAGCGGTGCTCCTAAGAGTAATAGGACCATCCGTATCTATCGTGAAACAGATGTAACAAGTGGAGTAGTAGGTGTAATTGATCCTAAAGCTACTTATACAGCTGGATCTTCTATTAAAGCAGATGATCTTAATAATAACCAAAAGCAAGTCTTATATGCTATACATGAGTTAAGAGATCAAGAAAGAATAACAGTTAATGTTAGAAATTCTGCTATAACTGGAACTAAGATAAAAGATGATGAGATAGATTCTCAACACTATGCAGCAGGTTCTATTGATTTAGAACATATGTCTGCAAACTCTGTAGACAGTGATCAATATGTTGATGGATCAATAGATCTAATTCACATGTCTGCAAATTCTGTGGATAGTGATCAATACGTAGATGGCTCAGTTGATTTAGTTCACCTATCTGCTAACTCTGTGGATTCATCTAAGATAGTAGATGGAACTATTGTTAACGCTGATATCAGTTCAAGTGCAGCAATAGCTGGTTCTAAACTAGCAGCATCTACCACTTCAGTAGCTGGTTCTATGTCAGCAGCTGATAAGACTAAACTTGATGGTATTGAAACTGCAGCTACAGCAGATCAAACAGCAGCTGAAATAAGAACGTTAGTTGAATCAGCTAGTGATTCTAATGTATTCACGGATGCAGATCATACAAAGTTAAATGCTATTTCAGCAAGTGCTGATGTAACTGATGCTA